AAGGCGTGAAGACTAAAACGGCTGGAAGAAGGAGGACAATTAAACTTACCTCATCTTTCCACGACCCTTTCATTTGGTCAACAGCACTTTGCTCCCATTTCACTTTTCCAGCAATCTGGTCTTCTTTTAATTTCTTTGCTGCTTTTATTTCAGTAAGCTTTAGCTCACCTTTCATTTTCTTCGTAGCCACAAAGCCTTTGACTCCGTCTGCTACCACACCCAATAAGGGTTTAGCTAATAGTTGCCACATTATGAATACTCCGTAATTATACTTTCACCAAATGATGGTGAAAATGCTCCTTGTTTATTATATTGTGCTACAGCGGCAAAAGGATTTCCGCTTGTTTCACTTAACTCTTCACCGTAAATACGTTGAAGATCACTAAATCCTACTGGACCTTCTTGTAAAATTTCACCTAAAGATTTTTGTTGCCATCTTTTATTTTTTTCATAAGCTGATTGTTCTGTTGGCCCATAATATTCTCCTAAATAATCATCCCAATAATCTGAACCATACCAATTTTGATCGAAATAATTTCTTTCCCAATCTTGAAGTTCATCAAAAGAAAGTGCATCAACATAATCTTGAAGAGCATTTGGGTCACCTACAGCCTGATTTTGTCCTACTAAACCTTTATCATTCATTTCATCATATATGGATTTTCCAAAACTTGTAAAAATAGGTTTTCCTTCTGAATCAAGTATAGCATTTCCACTTGAATCCACCATAATCATATTACCTAAAGTATGTGTATCCCATCCAATTAAATTATCTGGATTAGCTGGATTAAAATCCCAACTTTTACCGTATTTAGTTAAATTATTTTGTCCTGCTGCTCCAGGTAAATTTGTTTGTCCATGTATTATTGATATATCAGTCATTGCATCTAATACATTATAAGGATCAGCTTCTGCTGCAGATGCTAATGAGCTTGCGTATAATGCGTCAGATTTTGTATTATTAGCAGTAGTATTATTAGTAGTATTATTAGTAGTATTATTAGTAGTATTATTAGTATCATAACCACTACCTGTTCCTAAATAAGAACCAGTTTGTTCACCTACTTGGTAATCATTTGCTGGATCTACGTCTGGATAAGTATTAGTATTAGTATTCGTGTTCCACGTATCAACCATTATAAATTATCCTGAATAACCTAAAAGAAGACGATCTTGTACAGAAAGATTATCAAGATCTTCTTGTGTTATATCTTCTAAATTCATTCCTGGAAAAATTTTATTTCTTATTAATGCTAAATTTAAATTACCATATGTGTCTGCTGCATTAAAAGGTGGGGATATTATTTCATTATAATCATCTATGTTTAGTTGATTTGATATAGGTAATGTAGGCATAAGCTCTTCAACAACAGGTACTGCATTATTATAATCTTCTACTTGATGATTCATTTCAGATGGGCTTGTAAATGTTGCTCTTGGGCTACCAAAAGATTTCATTTCATTTCCAATTAAACTATCACCAGCTTCTTTAGCTTGTGCTTTGTTAGCTTCAGCCATAAATGCTTTTCCAATAGCTGATCCTTGAAGTCCCTCTTGCATTCTATCTGCTAATGTGCTGTAATCTATATTTGCAACGCCTGCTGGAGCAGTTGTTTCAAATCCAAATTCTGGTTGACCTAATGCATAATTAATTCTGTTTGTTATTTGTGCGTTTTGTTTTGCTGTATTAGCAATACCCATTAAACGTTCACGTTCTTGGTTATCACTTGCAAGATCGGCTAATCCTACATATTTGTTATAAAATGCAAGATCCTTATCAGTCATCATGGATTCTCTTACATCATCAGTGTATGCATCACCTAAAATTTCTCTGTTTTGTTTACTTCTATTAATGTTTGCCATTAATGTTTCTATTCCTTTAAGCGCTTTTTGGCCTAAAGGAAAAATAGCATCTTTAATATTAGTACCTTTTTGTTTTAAATCACTACCTATGCCACGTATTATATCGCCAGTTTTATCACCAGCTTTAGTCATAAAAGTTTTATTGCCGTAACCGCCGTATGTTTTTCCTGGTTCTTTTAATCTGCTTCTAAATCTATTTGCTGATCTTCTACCTCTTTGAAAAGGAGAATCAAAACCTTTTCCGGCAGAGCCAGGATAACTCCTGGCCCCCGAAATACCAGCTCGGTAAGCGTCTCTAGCATTATCTCTATCGCGAAATTTTAATGCCATTTACGCACCTAGCATTGATCTTAAAATTAAAATTACTACTAAGGCAACGATACCGGCTTTAATCCAGTCCTTCATACCCCAGTCCGACCACTCTTTTAAGTGTGCCCAAACATCTTTCAATAATTTCATCTTTCCTCCTAATGTATAGTTGGTTTATGTTGATCCACGATTTCTTCTATAAATAGAAAACTGTCTGCTACACTAGCAAACACATGTGCAGCATCTTCTGCACCGATCGTTTCAATATATAGGTTCCTTGTAACAGCCATTAGCGCACTTGCAACCAATAATTTTTCTTCATCACTTTTGATTTCAGCTCTAGCTGATTTCTCTAAGTTTATCATAGCTTCAGCAATCTTGTCAACTTTCTGATTTNCCATTTTTCCTCGCGTTCATTTGAGCAATTCGTTCTGCACTTTTAATTTTACGGTCTTCTCGTAAAGTTTCCATGTTTTGACGAATATCCTCAATAGTTTCTTTGTTTGTTTCTTCGATGGCTTTTATACCTTCTTTAACAACTGTTTCTTCCATTTTACCTTTCATTTGCTCACGTGCAAGATCTATTTTTTCTGCTTCAATTCCAATATCTGCTAAAATTTTATTATCTTCTGTTTCTGCTTTAGCTGTAACTTCTGCTGCTTTAAGATCAATCTCTTGTTGTTTTAATCTTACCAATGGATCTTGTTCTAAATTACCAGCTTTAATTTGTTCTTCTTTTGCCATTTGTGCAATCATTACAGCTTCTAATTCAGCAATTTTAGATTCTTTTTCATTTATAAATTGTTGTTTAGCTTGTTCTACTTGTTGCGCCATTTGTGGATTTTGTTGAGCTTGTTGCATCATTTGTTGTATTTGCATTTCTTGCTCTTTCATTTCTTGTTCAACTTGCAATGCCGCCATTAAAGAAATATGTTCCATTACATGACCTTCCATCATTGCATATAACTGAGGGTTAATTTGAACCATTCTTGTAAACATAAATTCACCATGTGTATCAATATGTGCTTTATGATTTTGTTGTGCAAAAGCTTTTGGTTGTTCACCACGCATTGCTAATGAGTTTTCCATTGCAGGGCTTTTTGGTTGTGGGACGCTAGGATCTGGTTTTAAAATAGCATCAATATTATCTACATCTAATGCTTGATAAACTCTTCTATAAGCTTCACGTATATTATGTAAACCAGGATTAGCTTGCGCTAATTGTAATTGTTGTTGTGCCAACATAACACGTTGTGACATAGAAAATATATTTGGATTAGATATAGGTAGTATATCAACACGCTGATCAAAATCAGCTTGTTTAATCATACGGTTTCCACCACGTACCATGTATGGATACTCNGGTGGTAAATATGTTTGGAATATAGTAGCTAATAAATTAAATTCAGTTCCTTGTGCATAGTGCAATCTTTTATGAATAGCACTCATTACTTTAGTACCACGTTCTAACAATGCTAGTGTTGTACCAACTGGATTTTGTTCATTACCTTCACCCATTTTCATATCTGCAATTGCTGCAAATGATTTACCTGCATCTACACAATAACCTAGTAAAGCAAATAAAACTTGTGAAGGTTCTTTATATGGAAGAGGTAATAATGATTCTTTAATAGAAGCACCAGTTACATCTACATCTCTAAACTCACCAGGTTGTAAAGGAGTGTCTGAATCTCGTACACGCATACCACGTGCTTTAAATCCTGCCGGTAGGTTCGCGAGTGTACCAGCATCAATTAACTGCCGCAAAACACTTGTTGCTGTTCGCGATAACCCACCTAACATGTGTATTAGACCAAAGCCATAAAAGCCTAAGCCTGGGAGGAATTTATAGTGTACAAAATATTGTTTCTTTGCTTTTAGTGCTTCGCCTTCCGCATAGTTTCTTCTAATGGATAAAACTTCTTCACTAAATTGATCAATAGTAATGATGTATGGAAGTTTAACACCATTAGGATCTTCAAATCCTGGTATGTCTGCTTCTACATGCATTTCTAAAAGTACATGTTCATTATCATCTTCACTTAAAGTATTTTGTAAACCTTCTAGTTCATTAACTTTTTCTTTAATATCATTAATAGTAGAAACTGATCCTGAAGATAGTTCTACATCACGATAAAAACCTTGTACTTGTTGTTTACGTAAATCATTAGCAGAAGTTTTAATAACATGTGTAATACGTTGTGCATCTTCTAATGATGATGCCATGTAATTTACAACACAATCTTCTCCTGCAACAAATTTAGAAACAGCACGTTGTAATAATGAATCGTAATAAACTTTTTTAAATGCTGAACCAGCTAAAGGTAGATAAAATAATAATTGATCCATATCTGGATCATACTCTTTCATGACATGTGTAATTTCGTAGTTCATGTAATCTTTTACACGCTTAGCTTGTTCTTCTACTTCCGGTGTAATTTCACCGACTATTTCTGTATTAACAGGTCCACCTGGTGGTAATAATTCTTTGTATGCTTGTGCTTGAAACTGTGTAACTGATTCTGATAATAAGGGATGAACAACTCCGCTTGCACCTTCAAATGGTTGGCTACGGTCTTCATACTTGAATCCAAGCATATCTAAACCTTTAACATAAGTATCGTGCCAATCTTTTCTTGAATCAAAATCAGATTCATAAGATGCGACACAAGAGTTAGATATTTCTTTTAGTTGAGTATCAGAAAGATAATCAGCTAAGTTAGCGTCAAAAGGAATGTTTGTTTGGTCAATTGTTTCACTTAAATCAGTATTAATTTCAGCACCACCATCTGGTAGTTCTGTTACTTCTACTTGATCTTCCATTGTAACATTTTCATCAGGTATAGTTATATCTGTCGCTACTTCATTTTCTCCCACCTCTACACCACTAGCAATTTGACCAATTGCTTTTTCAATAGTGCTTAAAGGTATGGGACGTGTTTTAGGAGTTACCATTATTTTATCCTATCATAATGTTGGGACAACATCAACAAAAGAGGGATAATGAATATACCCACCTGTGTTTTTATACATGTCCACTGGTTGTGTTGGTGTACCTTTAATATTAATGTAAGGCAATTTTGCCCATGTATTTCCTTTACCGTCTTTAATGTTTGTAGACGAAAAGTCAAGTCCATTGTTCTTTGCTGCATTTTTCATCGCTTTAGCTGCAATGTTATTATAAAAACCTAAATTACCTTTAGCATTTGTTCCAGATGCCTTAGCACCATAATTTTTAGCTTTGCCGGAAATCATTACTACACCGTCATATCCGTTTTCGCGTGCTAAATTAAGTGCTATTTTAATAGCTATTTTTGCTTGGTTTTCAGATTTTTTAAACGGAGCTTCTGGAACACCGTCAGCTGTCATATCCATTTCATCTAATTGTTTATTAATTGTATTTAATTCTTCTCTAATACTATAACGTTTAGTTTGTAGTCGCGCCAACACTGTTTGTGTGGAAGGATCCGTGTGCCCTTTAACTTTATCTATCTGCTCTGTTATTTTATTTAACTCATCAGCAAGTTTTATTCTTTGCGAATTTAAAGCACTTATATTTACTTTTCCAGGTTTGTCTAAACGCTCTGCGTATTTTTTACCTTTCTGTTGTACCCCTTGGTGTAGATCTGATTGTATTTCTTCAATAAATAATNCACGTCTACCAGCTTCATCAGTTCTTTCAGAAGCACGCATCCAGAAAACAGGATGGTTTCCTTTT